CCACAAACGCAACTCAATTAGCAGACATACAGACTGTAAAAGACGTAGAAGATTTATACTTCCGTAAAGGTCAGGTATCTGCTTTTGCAACAGTAATTAATCTACAGGCTACTATAGAAGCTGCTAGGGACCAAGCCGAAGCAGAAGAAGAAGAAGATCCTGTTGATGTATAAAATTTATGACTTCCGTTGTACAAACGGACATGTCTTTGAAGAATTTGTAGAAGGAGGTACTACAACCAGTAGGTGCGGTTGTGGCGCTAACGCTACAAAAATGGTATCTGCCCCGTCTTTTCACCTTAATGGCTCCGATGGTTCATTCCCCGGAGCGCACATGAAATGGGCTAGGGAACACGAAAAAGCAGGTAAATAATAACATCTCCATAATGATAACGATCACGGAGTTTAATCATGTCTAGAGCAACGATTATAGATCAGCCCCCTGAAGAGGAAAACGCAGATCAAATCGAACAAAACGAAGTTAACGAGATTCAACAAGAAGTTGAGCAACCTCAGCCAGAAGAACCTAAAGTACCAGAAAAGTACCAAAATAAGTCTTTAGAAGAAGTAGTACAGATGCACCAAGAAGCTGAAAAGCTACTAGGTCGTCAGTCTTCTGAAGTAGGCGAACTTCGTAAAGTTGTGGATGACTACATTAGTACTCAAACACAACCCTCAGCACCTCAACAGCAACACGTTGAGCCTGAAGACGATATTGACTATTTTACAGATCCTCAAGCAGCCGTCAATCGTGCTATTGAGAATCACCCTAAGATTAGAGAAGCACAGCAGTACACTGAGCAGTACAAAAAGCAGTCGTCACTTGTTACGCTTAAAGCTAAACATCCAGACATGCAGACAATACTTAATGATCCTAAGTTTGCAGAATGGATTAAGGCATCTAAGATTAGGACTCAGTTATTTGTAGCGGCTGACCAACAGTACGACTCTGATTCTGCAGACGAACTATTTACACTCTGGAAAGAACGTAAAGTAGTTGCACAGCAGACTGCCAATGTTGAAAAACAGGCACGTAAGCAGACACTCAAGGCAGCTAATACAGGTAACGCACGAGGAAGCAGTGCAGGGACACGTAAAAAAGTATATCGCAGGTCCGACATTATTAAACTAATGAAAACAGACCCTGAGCGTTATCAAGCTTTGTCTAATGAGATATTACAAGCTTATGCGGAGGGTCGGGTCAAATAATCTAAAGGAGATTTATCATGGCTAACGAAACTTCCGGTGCCTATTTTACAGCTAATGCTGTAGTAGACAAAACAGCAGCAAATACTTTCATTCCAGAAATCTGGAGTGACGAGATTATTGCTGCATACCAAAAGAATCTGAAGATGGCTCCCCTTGTCAAGCGCATTCAAATGGCTGGCAAGAAGGGTGACGTTATTCACATTCCTAAGCCCACTCGTGGTGCAGCTTCTACAAAAACAGAAGCAACTGCGGTAACAATCCAAGCTAACCTTGAGTCAGAGTTGACCATCACTGTTGATCGTCACTTCGAGTACTCACGTCTTATCGAAGACATTGTAGAAGTACAGGCGCTTAACAGCCTCCGTCAGTTCTACACTGAAGACGCTGGTTACCAGTTGGCTCTTAAGGTAGACACTGACCTTATCAATGCTGCTACTGGTTTTGGTAACGGTACTCGTACTCAGACTCCAGCTAACACTGGTGCTAACTGGGTTAACAGCAACAGCTACTACTTTAACGCTGCTTCTGGCCTTGCTGCTTACGCTGTTGACACTGTAACTTCAGGCGATAACTTTACTGACCTTGGTTTCCGTGAAGCTATCAAGTTGATGGACGACGCTGACGTTCCTATGGAAGGTCGTTGTGTTGTAGTACCACCAGCAGTACGTAAGTCTTTGATGGGTATCGACCGATACGTGTCTTCTGACTTTGTAAGCGGACGTGGTGTAGAGTCTGGTCTCATCGGTAACCTTTACGGTGTAGACATTTACGTCTCAAGCAATGCTCCAATCATGGAAGTTGCTGCTCAAAACACTGCTTCTTCTAACGACACTCGTGGTTGCTTGTTCTTCCACTCTGAAGCTCTTGTTATGGCAGAGCAAATGGCTGTCCGATCACAGACACAGTACAAGCAGGAATACCTGTCAACACTGTTCACTTCGGACACTCTGTACGGTGTTGAAGTATACCGTCCAGAAGCTGGCTTTATCCTCGCAGTTTGCGACGAGTAAGTCCACTAGGGGGTCAGCAATGGCCCCTTTTCCCACCTACTCCTTCTTCTCTGCAATAGGACTTTCTAATGTCGAACTATTCTAAGACTACAGACTTTGAAGCAAAGGACTCGTTACCTACAGGCGACTCAGGAAAAATTATCCGTGGCGCTGAATTTGAAACAGAGTTTGATGCAATATCCACAGCTATTGCAACCAAAGCTGACACGGCAGGGCCTACGTTTACCGGAACCCTAACCTTTGAAACTATTTCTGATGGAACTATTGGTGTCACTGCTTTTGTCGATGAAGACAACATGGTGTCCAACAGTGCAACTCTAGTTCCTACACAGCAATCTGTAAAAGCTTACGTTGATTCTCAAGTTACTGCTCAAGACCTAGACTTTCAAGCAGACTCAGGTGGTGCGCTTAGTATCGACTTGGACTCTGAGGCGTTAACACTGACAGGCGGCACAGGTATTGATACCTCTGGTGCGCTAAATGCCGTTACCTTTGCTATAGACAGCACAGTAGCCACACTAACAGGTACTCAGACGCTTACTAATAAGACTCTGACTACACCTGTTATCTCTGGCAACCTAACTACTAATGGCAACATAGACGGACGTGACGTAGCAGCAGACGGTACTAAACTTGATGGAATTGAGTCTGGTGCAACTGCAGACCAGACAGCAGCAGAGATACGCACTCTGGTAGAAGCTGCAACGGACTCTAATGTATTTACCGATGCCGACCACACTAAGTTAAACGGCATAGAAGCCTCAGCAGACGTAACGGACACGACTAATGTAACAGCCGCTGGCGCTTTGATGGACTCAGAGTTGACCAACATTACTGCTGTTAAAGCTTTGAACCAAGGCGTTGCTACTACAGACAGTCCAACTTTTGCAGGTCTTACGACTACGGCTAACGTGTCCTTCGGTGACAACGACAAGGCTATCTTCGGTGCTGGATCAGACTTACAGATTTATCATGATGGCACTCATAGCAAAATAGAAGATGCTGGTAGCGGAGACTTAAAGTTTATTACAGACGGCTCTGGATTTAATTTTCAAAAAGGTTCTTCTGAAACATTAGCGAATTTTGCAATTGATGGCGCAGTAACTCTTTATTATAACAACTCAGCCAAACTAGCCACCACCGCTACAGGCATCGACGTAACGGGCAACGCTGCGTTTGGTGACAACGGTAAGGCCATCTTTGGTGCTGGCTCTGACCTACAGATTTATCATGATGGGTCTGCTTCTTATATTAAAGAAAACGGCACAGGCGACTTGATAATTCAGGGTAGCAATACCATGCGTTTTCAGGGGTCAAGCAATCAAGAGTTAGCAAACTTTACTACTAGTGGGGCTGTTACACTTTTTAACAACGGAAGCGCCAAACTAGCCACTACATCCACAGGCATAGACGTTACGGGTAATGTAACACTTGAGTCAAGTGATGCTGGCGCTGGAGAAGGCCCAGAAATTTTCCTGCATAGAAACTCAGCAAGCCCCGCCGTAAGTGATGTTCTGGGAGTTATTAACTTTGACGGCGAAAACAGCGCAGGCAGTCAACACACCTACGGAAAAATCAAAGGGGTTATCGTTGACCCAACAAATACCAGTGAAGACGGCAAGTTAGTATTTCAAGCCAGAGGCGCTGGCGCAGGCTTTTCAGACATTATGACAGTAGCCTCCACAGGCATCGACGTTACGGGTACTGTGACTGCTGATGGTTTGACTGTTGAATCTGTCGCAAACACTACAATAAGAATTTCAGACTCTACCTCCGTAAACCAAAGACTAGACTTCGAGCATAACGCAGGTGTCTCTAAAATAATATCTAGCAATAACGGGGCGTACGGCCCTCTACAAATTCAGTCGTTTAATGGCACATCCACAGTAGATCGACTGCGAATAAAGTCTAATGGTGACATTGAATTTTATGAGGACACTGGCACGACTGCGAAGTTGTTCTGGGATAGTTCTGCGGAGTCTTTGGGTATTGGTACGTCCTTCCCAGCTAGTTATGGGCATAGTTTAGTAATTGCTAAAGATGCGGCAGGTGGTGCGACTTACGCAACAATTGCAAACACAAACGTTAACCAATTTTTAAACCTAGGTATTAATGCTGATGTTGCAGAAATAACTTGGGATAACGGAGATAGTTTAGCTTTTGGTACTACTGCCGCATCAACCGACGAGGGCCAAACTTTAGAAGCCATGCGCATCAACTCAAGCGGCAACGTCGGTATTGGTACTAGCACAAACCTCGCCAATGGAACGTTAAATGTAGAATCTAATGGCACGTCTGCTCTACAAGTAAGGGCAGAGACTGCTGGTGTAAACGATGGCGATACTACAGTTGTTGCTTCTAGGGTAGTAAACAGCACTGCTGGCAAATGGGCTAATGCTATATACCGTGGTTACAGTCATGCTTGGTCTTATGGAACTAACGCCTCTACAAACGAAGCCATGCGCATCGATTCGGCGGGCAATGTCGGTATTGGTACTAGCAGTCCAGACACCTTGGTTCATCTGTCAGCCTCAGCAGATGCCGCTTTAAGATTTGAAGCAACCGACACAACCATTAACAGCGGTCAATACTACGGTCGTCTTGAGTTT